CCGCACAGGGAGTCCACGCGGCCCCCGAAGCGGTCGTCGAAGTAGATGGTGGACGGATCGTTGTTGCGCTCGACCAACAGCCGCGAGCACGCCGCGGCCCAGATCTTGTCCAGCCCGCCAGTGATCGCCTGGGTCTGCGCCACGTCGCCGAAGATCCCGAAGGCGTCCCCGCCGGCGACGTAGTCCGCGCCGGAGACCGTGATCTCCATGACGGTCTTCCAGACCTTGGGGGTGACGAGCTTCTGACCCTTGAAGCCCACGTCCTTGGAGATCGAGGCCTCGGCGTCGACCGCCAGAGCCACCGCCTCGGAGGAGCCCACGTTGGACTGGTCCTCGGCGATACTCGCCAGCGCGCGCGCCTTGGGGCACTCGGACTGCGGCTGCCCGGGGTAGCGGCGAAAGCCGTACTGGCCGTCGGTCGTGCCCTTCTGGTGGCTGTGGAAGAAGACCGCGAGCTCGGTCCCGTTCTCCTCCAGCCAAATCTGGTAGAGGTCCTCGATGAAGCCCTCCATCAGCGGGTCAGCCTGGACCTGCATCATCTTGACGAGGTCGGCCGGCGAGCAGATCAGCTGCTGGCCCCACTCGTAGGCGACCAGGCGCACCCCCTTGGAGTCCGCCTCCGCCTTCTGGGCCTGAATCCGCGAGCGGACGGTGGGGAACTCCGACCGCAGCGTGGTGAAGATGTCCGCGATCGACGGCGCGTAGTTCGTGCTCCCGGGGGTCCCGGGGACGTAGAAAGCCACCGCCAGGGCGTCGGCGTCCGGCGCGTTCTCCAGCACCTTCTCCGAGACGAAGGCGTTGGCGAACTGCGAGCCGGCGACCCGGACCACGCGGTCCAGCTGCCCCTGGAAGACCACGTTGACGTCGTCGAACATCTGCTGGGCCAGGATGCCCATGCCGATGTAGGCCGCCGTGTAGGGGTTCGGATCCAGCGCGCCGGGGCCCAGCTGCACCGCGCCCGCCTCGGTGGGGTGCGGGCTGACGTCGTTGGCGAACTCGAACGAGAAAGGCCCGGGGACCAGGCTGGTGCCGGGGAAGTAGGCGTCCGGCTGGCCCGAGACTGGGACCGCGAAGTGCTGGCCCAGCCACTGCTCGTTGCCGCGCTCCAGGTAGATCTCGAGCCCCGGGTCCACCCCGTCACGGATCTGGGTGAGCACCGCTTGGCGCCCCGCCGAGTTGAGCTTCACCGGCAGGTTGAACCACGGGTTGACCTGCATCTTGTTGGCCAACTCGATCTGCCAGAAGAAGGGCATTCCGTTGTCGCCCGACCAGAACAGGTAGTCGTCCGGCAGCAGATCCGCCTCAGTCTCCTGCTCGTTCCGGTTGGCCTCCAGGAAGTCCATGAACCGGAAGCAGCTGAAGTACTCGGTGAAGTCCTTGAGCGCGTCCGTGTCCCAGGGCTCCGTCGCCAGGGTCGGCTCGTCGTCCTTGTAGAAGACACGTAGGTAGTCCATGCCCCCCGCGTCGACGGTCGTGATCCGCAGGTAGATGCCGGCACTCGACGGCGTCGGCACGTCGAATTCGAGTCGTCGCCCGCCGTCGGGCAGCGTCGAAACCCCGAACGTCTGGCTCACGTCGTACGTGCCAGAAGTGTCCAGTTCGACCAGGCCGCCCTTCCACTCGACCACGTAGCGGCCGGCCCGGTAGGTCGGGAGCGGGGTCGAGTCCACCCCGGCGGTCAGCACGTCCCGGAACAGCACCGTCCCTAGCGTGGTCGCCACCGTCGGGATCGAGTTCGGCAGCCCGTTGGCCTTCAGGTCCTTGGGGTGCCCCTTCTCGACCAGGTCGTTGACGCCAATGTCCTGTGTGACCCACTCGCGCGCCCCGTGCATCAGGTTGGCCCGGTACAGGGCCGCCAGCGTCGAGTAGTCCTTGAGGAACGCGCTGTTGACCCCGAGCGGGCTGTTGCCGGGGTTGCCAGGACCTCCGCCGTCCTGGGCCTCGACGGGCTCCAGGTACGCCGTGTCCTTCACCTGGGCCTTGATCGTGACCGCGCTGCCGGTGTCGTTCGAGAATTGCAGGCGCATCCCCATCGGCTTGTGGAGCGTCTGCTGGTACTGCCGCATCACCGCGGTCTCGGCCAGGTCGACCACGCTGCCGGCGGCGTCCCACCGCTCCAGCTTCCACTTGAACGTCCCCGGCTGGCTCTGGGGCTCCAGAGCGAAGGCGTAGGCGTCGACGTTGGTGAGCGCCACGTAGGGGTCCGGCGACTCCGCGCCCACGATCCCCGCCGCATCCCCGCGCGCGAACACGCCGCAACGGTTGAACTGCTTGGAGCTCGCCTCGCCCTGGATCCGCTGGAACCGCATCCACGCGGAGACCTGGGCGTCCGACAGGGAAGCATCCAGACGGGGGAAGCAGGCCGCCACGGTCGCCGAGCTGTCCCGGCTGTCGAAGACCACGCCCTTGCCGCCGATCCCGTCGGGCAGCTTGCAGATCCGACCCTCTCGGGGGAGGCGCGCGTCGTCCGCACCGGTGCCGAAACGGGCGCCGGGGTAGAGCTGCTGGTAGGGGCCCCAGACGGCCGCGTTGGTCGGGTCGTCGAAGGTGCGGTCCTGGGGGAGGCTCATGCGTTGACCCCCCGGACGGACTCGATGAGGCCGCGGTTGCCGCCTTGCAGGCCCTCGATGACGGCCGCCTGGATGGTGCCGAGTTGGCCCTGGAGCACCCGCGCGGCGTCCTGACCGTCGAGCGCCGAGACGTTGAGGTTCACGACGACCGTGTTGCCTCCGCCGCCCCCGCCGCCGTTGGTGAACTGCACCGGGACCGCACCGTTCGGCATGGGCACGATGGCCTCCGCGGACTGCCCCTCGCCAGCCACGAATAGCTGGGGGGAGTCCACGATGCCGCCGCCGGCGTAGAAGTTCAGGGGGAGGGCACCGAGTGCGGTCGAGGGGCCTTGGACGACGCCGCCGCCTGCGAAGCCAAAGATGCTTCCGAACCCGCCTGGGAGGATCAGGTCGAAGATGAACTCAGCCGCTCGCTCGGCGAGGAGGTTCTGTAAGGCCCGCTGGAACTGCTCGGCAGCCCGAGTCGCCTGCTCGCCGCCTTGGATGAAGCCGGCAAGGGCGTTGGTGGAGATTCGGTCCAAGCTGTCGCCGAACTGCGTCAACTCTCCGCCGACTCCCTCCTGCGCGTTACGAAGCGATCCGTACTGCTGGATCAACTCACGGAGCTTCTCGGCCTGATCGTCAAGGATCGCGTTCTCGTGCAGCATCGCGTCGACCCGATCCAGGCGCCCTTGGATCTCAGCGTCCAAGATGAACTGCTGGTCGTTGGTCAGCTCGGCGATCTCGAGTTGCAGCGCCAGCTGCTCCTCCAGGAAGTTGGCGTTCTGCCCCGCCGCGAACACCTCGGGCCCGATCGCGTTGAGGTACCGGGCGATGCCTTCGGCGTAGGCCTGGCCCGCGCGTTCACCGCCCTGCCCCGCGATCACTTCCGACTGTCGGCCGAACAGGCCTGAGCCTAGACCCTCGGCGATGCGCGAGAAGTCTGTGGCGGCAAGAGCGTTCTCCGCGCCTTCCACGATCCCCTCTGCTGCTTGCTCTCCAAGCGGCGCGAGGGACTGCGCTAGGCCATCTTGAGCGGCAACTAGATCTAGAACGACATCGGGCAGTCCATCGAACAGCCGTTGAGCGTTCTCGAGGCCTTGAAATGCCTGGCGGTAGTCCAGCTGAAGCGCCGTGGCAGCCTGGCTGACCTGGCCACCGTTCTCTCGGAAAAGGTTGGCTTGCCGGACAGCCAGGCCACGAAGGACGTCTTCTTGGGCAGCGATTCGCTCCTGAAGCTCCCTTGCTTGCTCGACTTGCTCCTGAAGAGACGGGCCTTCGAGACTGAATTGATCCTTGATCAACTCGCCTGGGCTACGCCCGAAGGCTGTCTCCGCAAGCACCCCCGCGTCATCTAGGAACTGAACAAGTGGCTCGATCTGCTCGCGAGCTTCAGCTCCAAAGAACCGGATCTGGGCGATAGCAAGGTCTGCGGTCCCTGCCACGACCCGGGCGACCCCTTCTGGTCCACCAAGCCGGTCCACAACCTCAAGGCCAGTCGACGCAAACTCGACCAGCCCAGAGATTCCGACCCTCGTCAGATCAGCGATGGTCTCGAATCCCACCTCGAACAACTGGGTGATGCGCTCCACGCCGCCCGCGTCCTCGATGCCCTGCAGCACCGCCTCGTTGATCCGCTGACCCGCCTCGATCTGCGCCCCCCGCAGCTGGCTCCGCAGCCCCCGCAAGCTGTTCGCGAAGCTGTCCTGGGTTCGGATTAGGTCGCCCTGGGCTTTGTCCGTGTCCCCCAGGATCAGCGACAGGCGGGCCAGCACGCGCGCTTGGTCGTCGGCCGCGGCGCTGGTCTCAGCCAACCCCAAGCGCACCGCCTCCTGGCGGACCCGCACGTCCAGCAGGTTCACGCCGTACCGGCGCAGTGGCTCAGTCTCACCGATCAACGCGGACCGCAGGGCCAAGAACGCATCGTCCTCGGCCGTGTTGAAGAACGAGCTGAGGTCCAGGCCCAGGCGGGTCAGCGTGGACGAGATCTCCAACCCCTCCTCGTTCACCAGCCCCATCGGCGTCAGTAGCGCCTGGAAGCCCGCGATGGCGTCTTGGATGTCGGTCGGCGCGCGGCCCAGGCTCTCGGCGAGGCCCAGAGCCAGGCCGTTGGCGCGCTCCTCGAGCCCGTCGAACAGGGCGTCGAACTTGCTCTGGGTCTCCTCGGCCTCGGAGGCCAGGGCGGAGAGGTCGATCGCTTGGCTGACGACTGCGTAGGCCGCGCCAAGCCCGGCGGCAGCAACCCCCAGGCCGGTCAGGGCGAACCCCACGCCCTTGACGGATCGCTCGAGCCGATTCGAGTCCCGGACCGCCTTGTCGGTGAAGCGGTCGTAGTCCCGGCCAGCCTTGCGGCTCTCGGTGTCGATCCGGCGAGCCGTGTCCCGAACCTCCTTGCCCAGGTTCTCGAAGGCCTCCTCGGCGTTGCCGGTGGCTTTCAGCTCGATCAGAAAGCGTTCGTCAGCGACTACCACCGCGCTTCTCCTTGGCCCTCTCCATCAGAGCGCGTTGCAACCGCCCCCGCTCCCCGCTGTAGATGCGGAACAGCAGGTCCCAGCGCAGCGGCTGATCCATGAAGCCGCCGCCGTTCGGAAGCCGGCCGCTGTCGTACGCCTCCGAGAACTCGCGCGCCAAGCAGGCTCCGAGCGGGGAGAGCCTCGCGGTGGGGCACCTGTACGACGGGACCTCCCCCGTAGGCTCGCCGCCCTCCTCGGGCGTGCACAGCTCGCAGGGCTGCTCGGGGGTCAAATAGCGTCGGCCGTCGCATCGTGGACAGGTGGTGACGAAGACCTCGCAGGGAGCATCGCTGTCGCAACCCCAGGCCCTTCGCTGATCCGCAGCTGCCGGGTCCGTGCAGACCAAGCAGTCGGGCTCCAACTCCGGGTTCCCGTGGATGTGGGCTGCGACTAGGACTCCCCCCGCTCGGCCTCCTTGACTTCGGTTTCCTCGCGGACCTTCTGGATCAGCCAGCCGACGACGTTCTCGGGAACCGACGCCAGGCCCGCCTCGGTGACCCGCAGGCAGCCCTCGGCAAGGAGGGGGTGCTGAGCGCGCGGCACCTCGATTGGCTGGCCGGCCATGTCGAGCAGGTTCTCCACCTTGACCAGGCAGCCTAGGAGGTACTCGAGGCCCGCCTGAGCTGAGCGATGGTGGATGACCACGCCCTCGGAGGTGCGCTCGATCTTCGCGGCGTCGGCCACCAGGGCCTGGAGCTTAGGCGTCGGAGGAGCGAGGTAGAACCGGGTCTGCTGGTCGGTGAGAAAGTCGGCGTCGTCCGGGTGGATTAGGACGCGCTCGCTTCGCTGGATGGCTCGCATGGCGGGATGGGTGGAGCGGGGAGTGGATGGGGGAGGCGCCGGCCAGACACCTCCCCCAGTGGCGTCACAGGGTCAGGAATACGAACTCGTCGTTTCCTGCGTACTCGAAGAAGTCGAGCGGCAACTCGTCGGTCATCAGGCCGTCTCGGTCGCCTGCGTTAGCGCTGCGGAAGGTCGTCCGGTCCGCTTGGAAGGCGAAGGCGTTGCCCGAGCCCTCGGTGCCCCAGGCGACTTGCAGCGGGAAGTCGGTCGCGGCCGCGGCCTTGGCGTAGGTCGCGAAGCTCTGCTCCAGGCGCGCGAGCGGGTTGATCTGGCCGCTGATGTCGCGTCGGGCCGCGTAGGCGCCGAGGATGCCCTCGCTCGACTTCGGATCCGCGATCATCGCGGGGTTGGCGTTGAGGTCGACGGTGAGCTGCTGGAATTGCGGGCAGAACGCGCCGTCGGTTCCCGCCCAGATCGTGGCGCCCACGAAGCGCGGCGGGGTTGCGCCGCCGTCGGGGCTGACCGCGAGCGAGCCTTGGTCGGTGACCGAGTCGTAGACCCCGCGGAAGGTGAAGTTGATTCGCGGCGCACGGGCGTTGGTCAGATCGAACTGGCACGTCCCGCGGCAGCCCCGGAGCACCTTGAAGCGCTCGCTCTCGACCAGGCCGATCGTCAGCGACTGGCCGTAGGTCGCCGTCTGCGTGCCCATCGTGGCGGTGCCTCCGCCGACGCGAGTGATCGTCTCGCCCGCGGAGAAGGCCTGGACGGCGCCCAGGAAGGTCACCACCAGCTTGGTCGCGCCCGACAGGCTGGTCTGGGCCACACGGCCCACAGCCCCCGACGTGCCGCCGGTGACGATGTCACCCTCGTTGAAGTCCTGGGAGACGCCGACGCTGAGGGTCAGCGTGTAGCCCGGCAGAGTGGTGGGCACGAACGCGAACCCCGCGTTCGCCGGGGTCTGACTCGTGATGTCGACAATGTTGCCGTCGAACTCGCCCCCCGGATCGCTCAAAGTGAGCGTGGTGTCGCCGGAGTCGACGTCGGTGCCCAGATCCTCGTAGATCAGCGTGTCGTCTCCCTGGGCGCTGTAGAGCGTCTTCAAGACCCGACCGACTCCGTTGGAGCCGTCAGCCGCGAAGGTCCGCCCCTGCTTGAACACGGTGCCCGTGTCGAAGGCGTCGATGGTCACCTTCTTGGCGGCCACCGCGCGCATCCCGCAGGCCTCGAGTAGCTCGGCCCAGGCGGGTGCCTCGGTCAGCGTGCCGGACTTGGGCCCCGACAGCTCGATCCCGAAGGTGACGGTGCCCTGGCGGACGCCGGCTCGGTACGGCAGGCGACCCGCGCTGGGGGAGGCCGCCTCGTCCTCGATCTTCTCGAAGTCGAACTGGACCTCGGGGTTGAGGATGCGAAGCGCTTTCGCCCCAGCCGCCAGGGAGCTCCCCGAGATCAGCGAGGCCGCCGTGCCGAAGACCGGCTCCGGCGCGAACAGTAGTTGTCGGTTTCTGGAGAGCAGTGCCATGGGTTCAGCAGTAGGGCTCGAGGTAGGGGTCGTCCGCCGAATCGAAGATCTCGATGGACAGGGTCAGATTCGCGCCGCCCCTCGGGCCGCGCTCAGAGTTCAGCCAGCGATCAGAGCTGCCGAACCTCACGTCCAGGGCCTTCCCTCCCAGCGTCCGGTCGGCGTAGATCGCCTTCCGCACGTCACCCACGAAGTTGGAGACGGACTTCTCCAGGTCGGCGTACTTGCCGACAGTTAGCTCCAGAACCACCTGCATGGTGATCCGGTTGGCGTTGTTCTCGGCGCCGTCCTGGTAGCTCGAGCCGACCTCGATGACGGCGATGCCAGGCGTGCGGATCTCGGTCGCGAGCTCGGAGACCCGCCGGACCTCAGCGACCTCGGTGCGGAAGCCGCCGTCGGTCGTGATCCCCTCGAGCTGCGAGACCAGAGCCTGGATGGTCGCCTCCTCGCGCGTCGGAAGCTCGCCGACCCCGGAGACCTGCAAGACCCACTGGTACTGCTCCTCGCCGAGGGCCTCGTCGGTGCCCTTGTAGTCGCGGACGAAGCGGGAGTTCTCAGCCTGGAAGGTCGAGCCGAACTCCGTGTCCAGCGCCAGGAACGCCTCTCGCAGCGCCTCGACGTTCTCGGGGGGGTGCGTGTTGGAGACGACTCCGTCGTAGCTGTCGAAGTCGTAGGGGCCCGCGTACTGGAGCGCCTCCGCGCCGGACTGGATCCAGACCGGCATCGTGGCGTTCCGTAGCCGGGTGCCCTCGTTGGCGAAGGCGTACCACAGCGAGCTGGCCTGCCGGATCGTCTCGGCGCCACCGGGGGCGGCCTTGGCTTCGCCGACGGTGTTGGCATTCCCTCCCGCGCCGTCGGTCAGGTGGCCGCCGGTGTTCTGGGCGTCGACGTAGCCCTTCCAGGTGGCGATCGTGGACTGGTTGATCATCCAGCCCAGGCGGGTGTTCGTGTTGAAGCGGTCCGACCCCGAGCCCGTCCGGCGGTCCGGTCCGATCCCCACGAAGCTGCCGTCCTGGGAGCCCATCGAGCGGCCCCAGATCCCGTTGGCCGCGTCGCTGCGGTCCAGGTCGCCGATGCCGTTGAAGCGCAGGAACTGGATGAAGTTCACCACGTCCTTCTCCGAGCTCCGCTTGCCCAGGTTCGCCGGCGTCGAGTCCAGCCGCACGCCTCCAGTGGGGGGCGTCGTCCAAGTTGTCGGATCGAAGGCCCCGTTGCCGTCCAAGGCCACGTCCGTCACCGTGCGCCCGATCGAGAGGATCCCGAAGCCCCGGTAGTAGAGCTTCGCCAGGATCGGCCGGCCGTCCGTGTCGAAGGTGTCGAACGGCAGCCCGGAGTCCGGCGCCCAGGCACCACCCTCCAGGTTCAGCACCCACGGGCGCCCGGGGGCGTCGAAGGTGATGTCGGTCCGATAGAAGGCGTAGTAGGCCGACCGCTCGCTGGTGTCGCCTCCGGGGTCATAGAAACCCTGGCGGGTCGGGGAGATGAGGACCATGGCTAGACGACCTCCTCAAGCGCCAGGCGCGACACGATGCGCCCTCGGCGGATCAGAGACTCCACCGGCGCGGTCAGGTAGACCTCGCGGATCTGGCCCTCGTCGTCCGTCCAGAACAGGGGGAGCGCGCCGCCTCGGGCGGTCTGTACGTCACCGCGGAGCACGGACAGTTCAGCGCCGGAGCGAAGCTCCAACTCGACCTCCCAGGACTCGCGCGGGATCTGCTCGGTGGTTTTGCCGACCGCGAGCCCCGAGGTGGCGGGCTCGGAGATGCCGTCCAGCGTCCGCACGCGGCGAACGGGGTAGCCCATGGAGCCGACTCGCAGGGTGCCGGCAGTCTCGATCCAGGCGACCATCAGGCGGCCCCCTGGGCGTTGAGCACGCGTCGGATGGCCGAGGTCATCTCCTGGCCGCGGACCTTAAGCATGTCCGACGAGCGCCAATCTTTCCGCAGACCCCAGCGGGCCGGGACGTTGACCTGCTTCGCCAGGACGAACAGCACCTCCAACTTACCCTTCTTGCCGACCCGACGCGCGATCAGCCCTCCCAGCCCCTTCTCGCGGCGCTTGGGCGTGTTAAACACGAATGTCCCGCCTTCAGCGCGGTACTCGCGCGCGGTCTTCTTGAGGATGCCGGAGGGGTCCAGCGCGGCCGGCGTCGGGATCGTCAGGTACTTGGCCCGCTTCGGCCGGATGGTGCCGCCGAACTCCTGGGTGACGCCGTAGGGGAGCGTGATGTAGACGCGGAGCGCCACGTCCCGCAGGCGCTGGCCTCCGACGGTCTGCACCCGAAGTCCTCGCCGGCGCAGGGCTCCCGACCGGTTGACCAGGGTCGTCCGGCGCTTGTTGAGAGCCGGATTCCACTCGCCGTCGATGCGGCCCTGTGCACGTCCCACGAACTCGGCGCCGATCGCCCGGAACGCACGCTCCACACTGCCGCGCAGCGCCCGGCCCCGCGCAAAGATCTCCTGCGCGGTCCGCGGACCATCCCGGACGACGAACTCGAACCGCTGCGTCACCCCGCCCTCGCTGCCCTGAAGGGCGCCAGGGTCTGCTGGACCACCTCGAGCAGCTGAGCCTCCCCGCCGTAGCTGGCGTTCGCTCGGCCCATGCTGACGCTCTCCGCGCCCTGGTAGTCCCGGCGGTCGTACAGGTGGTTGATCTGCTGGGCCGCGGCCACCGCGATCGGGTGGTACTCGTTAGACGGGGTCTCGAGGGTCGCCACGTCCGCGACCATCCCGCCCTCGTAGACCACCCGCAGGCCGAACGGCGTCCGGTCGACCATGATGTCCAGCCAGAGCCGCCCGGTGGTCAGATCCACCGCGTAGGCGTCGGTCGCCACGGTGTAATCGGAGCCCGACTCGAAGCGCGCCTCGGGGTCGTACTCGACGGACGTGACCGACTGCACCGGGAAGTTGCGGAGGTGGTAGATCTCGCGGTCCGGCTGGGTCCGCTTCTGCTCGGTGACGGTGCCCTGGATCACCCGGCGGCCCAGGTAGTTCTCGATCATCGAGCCCACCTGGGGGTTCAGGAGGTCGAACGTCTCCTGCACGTCGGACGCACCGGACGGCAGATCGGCAGTGCCGACCCACGTCCGGTAGAAGTCCCAGGTGATCAGAGACGCCACGGGTCAGGCCCTCAGCCGAGGGCCTCGAGGTCCGCGTCCAGATCGTCGCCCAGGTCGGGCTCGGGGATCTGGCTGTCGTCGACGTCTTGCACGAGCGCGTCCGTGCCGATCTCGCGACGGGAGCGCTTGTCCATGATCGCGCCACCGAGCTCGGTCGCGCGCTTGGCCCACTTGCGCGGCCACTCGGTCGTAGGAACCGCTTCCGACCCCTCGGGGGCTGGCTGCAGGTTGTGCCGCTGGCCGTCGATGAACGGGTCCGTCGAAAGCACCCGGTAGGGCTCCGACATGCCGTAGATCGCCTTCCCGGCCTTGTCGTAGCCGGTGATCTCGCGCCGCGCGCCTCGACCCCGGAAGGTCTCGTCGGGCCAGGAGATCGCGCGCGTGGGGCGCACTTCGAGCACCTCAGCCGCGGGAGCTTTCTTGCTCCGGGCCTTCGAGGTGCGGGATCGGGTGGTGCCAGTCTTCGCCGGCATGTGGGTCCTCCCCTTAGAGTTCCAGGTCGAAGGCCTCGTTCAGGTTGCCAGCAGGCCCCGAGGCCAAAGCGCGGACCGCCCAGGAGGTCACGCCAGGACTGCTGGAGACGTTCCAGATGAACCGCAGGAACGGCTTGGATAGGTTCGCCGTGGTCACCTTAATCCGGTAGCTGCCGTTCCCCGCGGGCACGACGAGCGTCGCGCCCTCGTTGGCGTAGTCGCCGCCGCTCGGAACCTGGCTCCCGTTCGGGGCGGCGGTCTGCAGTCGGACCGTGCCGCCGCCTCCGCCAAGGATCGAGATGCCGATGATGCAGCCCTCGTAGCCCCGCAGGTCGATGCCGGCGGACTGGCCCGAGTCGGCCACGGCGGAAGGCAGGATCTCGGCCAGCTGGCAGACGGTCTCGATCGAACGGTGCATGGAGCGCTAGGCGGCGTGAAGGGTGGGGGGACTGCCCACTCGCGTTAGACAGCCCCCCCGGGGTGAGGGGGAGGGGACCCTCAGTTCAGGAGGCCGCGGCCTCGTTGCCGTTGTAGACGTAGGTCGCGTTCGCGGCCGGGATGTCGTTGGTGTCGCCCGGACCGAACAGGAACACCATCGCTCCCGCGACCACGACCGAGCCGCCGTCGGCCTCGATCTCGACCTGCACGAACTTGTTGAGCTGGGTGGCGTTTTTCAGGTCCCAGCGCACGACGTAGGTCGAGTTGTCCCCGGTGTCGGGGATCACGATCTCTGTGCTCGGCGAAGCCGCCGCGTAGCCGCTGTTCGTGGCGCTGGTCAACAGCTGGCAGTTCAGCGCGCCGCCCATGGCGCCGAGATCCAGCACTAGGACGATCTGCGTGTAGTCGTTGCGGTCGACCCCGGCGGACAGGAGCGTGTCCGTGTCCGACATGGTTCCCGCGTCGATGTGGCCAACGACCTGGCCGAGTTGCTCGAAGTTCAGTCGCATGAGATCAGACCCCCGTGGCGTCGAGGTTGTTGGCGATGGCGATGGCCTCGGGGTGCTGGACACCCATGTCCACCTCCATGTAGGCGCGCAGGGCGAGCTGGCGCTTCTTGAAGAGGACGTGTTCCGAGACGTCGAAGACGAGCTGCTCGAAGTAGCCGAAGATCAGGGTCTCCCAGTCGGCGAGGATCAGGTCGCCCGGGTCGCCGCCAGCCAGCTGCGTGGTGGTGGCGTAGGGGAAGTCGTAGAACTCCCCGGCGATGGCGCCGACGGTGCGGTTGCCGCCCGCGGCGTCGCGCATCCCCATCGTGGAGAAGAACAGCGGACGGCCGTCAGCGTCCTTGGTGGTTCGCAGCTTGCGACGCACCGCCGGAGACATGGCCCAGCCCAGGCGGCCGCCGTAGGCGTCGTTGTCCTCGAGCTTGCCGATCATCTGGTCAGCCAGGTCGCTGACGTTCTGGTCGGCGCCGGCGAAGTCCGCCGAGTTCCAGTCCACCTCGCCGATGCCGGTGGTGTTGTACATGCCGCGGGGCTGACCGCTGGCGCCGTCACCCTTCAGGGCGGCCAGGTCGGCCTTGCGCGACAGCGCGCGCGCCATGTGCTGCTCGATCAGGCTCTGGCCGCTGGACAGGGCCGACATACGCAGAAAGCGCCGCGAGACCGGGATGTAGCTCACCAGGCCGTGCGGGTTCAGGCGCAGCATCCCGAACTTGACGTCCGTGTCGCTGGACTCCTGGACCTCGCCGACCCACTCCGCGTCGGGGACGTTGGTGATGCGCGGGATCTCGCCCGGAGCGCCGTCCAGGGAGTCGATCACCGTGGCGCCCAGCTGAAGCGAAACGGTGCGCGCCTCCAGGGCCGGGATCAGGCGGTTGGCCATGTAGGCCGCCGGGACCGCGAAGCCGCCCTGCACGTCGACATCAGCTTGGACGGCCTTCTCGGTGGCCTCCATGGTCGCCTTGTACTCGGGCAGTTGCTTGGCGGTGCCCTTCCAGTCGACCATCGAGCCTTCAGCGGCTCGGGCGAAGTTGAAGTCGAGCGCCTTGTCGGCGGTCTCCTCCTTGTCGGAGCCCGAGGACTCCTTGGCCTGGGTGCGGATCGCCTGGATGCGCTCCGCGACGATCTCCTTGACCTTGGCGGCCTGCTCGTCGGTCAGGTCCAGCGAGGACGCCTGGAGCATCTTCTCCAGGTCGGTCAGGCTCGCCTTGTGCTCTTCGGCCAGGCGCGCGACCTCTTGGCGAGCGTCCGTCTTGGCCTGGGCCAGCTTGGTGTCGAGATCGGACACGAGGGTTGCGTCTCGCTTGGAGAGCAGCCCGTCGATGCCCTTCAGCAGCTCATCGTGCTGCTCCGGCGTGTTGGTTTCCGGCGGCATTGGGTCGGTAGCGGTCGAGTAGATCGGTGAAGTCGATCGCCTGCTCCGCCCCTCTCTCGACTGCAGGCGTGGCTTCCAGTTCGGCTTGACCTCGCTGCTCGAGTCGCTCGACTCGTTGCAACAGCTCGGCCACGTCCGTGTTGGTAGCACGTTCGCCAACCATGCTGTCGCTATTCGATCCACCGCTGCAAGCGCGTTGCGCGGCCTCGAAGTCATCCAGCGCGCGATCCACCATCATCCGCGCGCGTTCGAGCGTTACGCTAAGACGGCGAAGCGAAGAGACCCCATCGGGCGTCAACTCGCGGACCACGTCCAAGAGCCCGTCAAGCGTTTCGATCTCACCACCTTTCCCGCGCTGCCCAACACTCTCCGCCCTCTCTGTTGCGGGCGTAACGTCGTCCGCTTCGCCGAACTTTTCCGTGTCGTCGGTAGCCTTTTCGGGAATCTGAGCCCCGCGCTCCTCGGTAACGGCTTGCGCCGCAGCCTTCGGCCACTCCCACGACCCTAGATCGGTGAACGACTTGGCGCGCTCGGCGGCCTTCTTCGCGGCCTCGCCGGGGCTCACCTGGTAGCGCTCGCGGAAGAGGCGCTCGAGGCTCGCGCTGATCTGGCCTTCGCTGACCATGTGCCCCAACGCCTCGTCCACCTGCGCGGCGAACTTGCGGTCCGCCTTTGTGTCGCTGAGGGTGAACGCGCCCTGGTTCGCCGGGACCGGCGCCTGGGACAGCTCGAGCAGGTCCTGGCGCTCGAACACGAGCCCCCAGTGGTCGTCCGGCAGACCGTACTTCTCGCGCTCGTCGGAGTCGAAGGCCCGCATGTCCAGCCCGCGGAAGCCCACGGAGACGCCCTTGAGTAGCGGGCGGCCGGTGGGGGTGCCCTGGCCCGACGCGAGGCGCCAGACGACCTCGGAGGCGGGGTTCAGGTCCTCGGACAGGTAGCCGATCTCGAAGAGCTGCGCGGGGTACTGGGCGCCGCGGTAGGTCGCCTGACCCAGGCCGGTCTGGATGCCCTGGCCAATGATGTCGCCGTGGTCGTGGATCCACAGGAAGACTCCGCCGTGCTCGCTCCAGTTGTCGGTCTCCCAGCCGCGCTGGAGGATCAGGTCGCCCATCCGGTCGACGATCTCGACGGACCCGGCGTAGGTGATCGAGCGGGCCTCGCGGTTGATCGCGGCGCGCTCGATGACCGGCTTCGGGCTTGCCGAGCCCCGCAGGAGCATGTTGCCCTGGGACTTGAAGGTGCGGACAACGTCCGCGGCCTGGCGCATCTCGTGAGGGCTGGCCACGCCCAGGCGGACAGCGTCGAGGAGGTTGAGGTCGAGGTCAGTCATGGGATCAGGCGGCCCCGTTCTGGAGGCGGTCGAAGGTGGCTTGGTCGATCAGACCCTCGTCGAGGTCGGTCTGGAGCCGGCGGCGGCGCAGCGCACAGCGGCAGTTGATGGTCTCCTCGGGGGCGTCGACCTGCTTGTCGCCCGGGTGGAGCAGGAGGTGTTTGCCGACGCGGAACGCCTGGCCGATGAACTGGACTGTCCGATCCACCTCAACGTGGGTCGGGCGGGTGCGGCCGGTGGGAGGCGAGTTGCGGGAGGCTGCGAGCCACTCGTGCGTCAGGAACTCGCCGGCGTCGCGGCCTAGCTCGCTGGTGCGGAACTCTGCGGCGTTGTCCAGGTAGGCCGTCTCGGTCCGCGCGATGGTCAGCGCCCGGTCGTTGGCCTTGCCGAACTGGTCCTCGACGGTCTCCTCGAGCTCGGCGAGCGTCTCGCGCACGCGCTCCCGGATCCCCGTCACGGTCGCCGGCCCCTCACTCAGGGTCCGAACCATCGCCGAGCGCACGCGAGTCGCCAGGGTGCCCTGGATGTCGCGGGCCAGCTTGATCCGGTTCTCCCGCGCCAGACGCAGCAAGACGGCGTCCGGCTCGGCCAAGTACGGGATCGAGAGGTCCGAGTTCGCCCGGCGGACCGCGTCGCCCAGCACGTCGAGGAACACCGGCTCCAAGGCCTCCGCGATCTCCTTGGCCCACTCCGGGCTCCCCAGGACCAACAGGGCCTCGATCTCGGCTTCAGACAGGTTCGGGTCCGCCTCGCGCAACACGGCCACGTCCGCCAAGCGGCGCAGGCCACCGGGCAGGCTGGCCAGGTTGCCGTGGTCGGCGAACCAGTTGCGCTGCCGTTCCTCGACCGGCGCCCACCAGGCGGCGATCTCCTGGCCGCAGCAGTCGAGGATGGGCACGAGCTGCTCGCCCTGCTCCCGGTCGGCGCGGATCGCCTTGGCGAGGTCGCGCAACTCGGACCCCAGCAGGCGGATCCCGCGGTCCTCGCCGTAGAGCGATCGGCGGGGGAGGCGCGACCCACCACCGGCAGCGAAGGCGCGCAGGTGCTCGAGCTGGCGTTCTTTGGCCTCGCGCCAGACTTGGCGGACCGCGCGGCTGATCTTGGAGTCGCCCTCCTCGCGTCGAGCCTCCAACTCCTCGTAGATCGCGTCCCGCTCGGCTTGGGGGGTCTGGGAGACCATGCGGGTCCGGGTCTCTAGCCGGGGGGACAGGCGGATCTCGAACGGGCGCGCGGCGCGCTCCTGGTCGGGCTCCTCGGGCGGGCCAGGCGACACGGGCGGCGGCTGGTTCTGTAGCGCCGCCGGCACCGGCTGGGGCTCCTTGATCTCGATGGCCTCGACCATCTTGCGGGCGTCCGCCTCCTCGATCGGCAGCGCGGACGCGATCAACAGCACGGCAGCCTCGGGCGACAGCGCGCCCTTGCCCACGTCCAGCAGGATCGCGCGCAACTCTGCGGCTTGCTCAGGCGAGAGCCCTGGCGCCGACTCGTCGCCAGAGCCGCGGACCGCCTCGGCGAAGGACTCCAGGCCTCCCTCCAACATCGGGATCTCGTCGAACTCCGTGTCCTCGACCTCGACTAGGCCCACCCGATCGAGCGCCGCGCGCCGCGGGACGCCGACCGCCATCAAACCCCGGGCCTGCCGCCCGAGCTCCTCGTAGTCCGGCTGGAGCCACGCCACCTTCGAGTTGTCGAAGTACGCCCAGGCCTGCACCTCTCGGCTCCCGACTCGCAGCCGCGGGATCAAGTGCCAGTTGATCGCGTCCTCGATCATGCACTGCAGATCACGGACCGTGGTCTCCCACATGCCCCGCATCTCGCCGGCGAAGGTCGCGTAGTTGCTCGACCCCATGCCCAGCACGGCGTCCGGCACCCCGAACACGGCCGAGATATCCTTGCGCCCGAGCTCGGACAGCCGCGAATACGCCATCTCCCGGTGCGAGTCGACCAGCTTCTTGAAGTCGATCTCGCCCTCGATGTACGGGATCCGGCCGTCCGCGAGCGAGTCCTGCACCCGGTCGGCCATCTCCTGCATGGTCTCGTAGACGTCGTCCCGGGTCCGCGTCTTGTTCACCATCGCCAGACCCGACAGCCCGCCCCGACTCGCCTGCTTCCGGTTCATCAGCTCGGCCAGGAACATCGCCTCCCCGATGCCCAGCACGGGCGCCAGCGGCGCCAGGCCCCGGTACCTGTCCTCCTCGGACGGCATTCGGACGTTCAGGCCCGCGGCGAAGGGGATCTCGTGGGAGCCCTCCTCGTCCGAGAAGCGCCAGGACTTCGGCAGCCCGCGCTCGTACTGCAGCCCCAGGCGCCCGCCGCCCTGGCGGACCGTGATCTGCGCCGGCATCGGGATCGGGGCGTCCAGGCCGTCGTCCAGCGGCCGAATCACCCTACCCTCCGCGTCGTGGAAGACGTGGAACGCCTCGCCCGTGGTCTGGGTGAACTGGACCACCTGGGTCAGGTACTCCTTGCGGCTCATCGTCGGCGACGGCCGCTCGAACAGGCGCACCAGCGGATCCGTCGGCGCTAGATCGTTGCTCTCGGGGTCCTGATCGACCCGGAACTTCAGCGGGGCCACACCCACTGCACTCCACAGCTTGCGGATCGCCGCGTAGATCCACGGGATCTGCCGCAGGGGGGAGACCAGCGCCCCCTCAGCGCCCATCGCGTACCGCTTCGACGGCTTGCTCTTGGCCCACTGCTGCAGGCTCTTGATCTCGTGGGCGGTGGCCCGCTGGGTGGGGACCGCGAGGCGCGGGGTGCGCGCTTGGCTGGTTCGGCTGAGGGCTCTGGTCATCGTTGGCGACGCAGGTGCTCGATCAGGTCAGCTTCGTGGCTGAACCTGGCACCATCGGGGGCGATGAACGTCTGCTGTCCATCCCACTTGCCGTCGCCGATGCGCTCCAGATAGCCCTCCAGGGAGGACCCGGTCTTGTCGCACTCCGCGAAGATCACCCTTGCCTCCCCTCCGGGAACCTCCGTCGAGTACACCATGGTCGTGCGCCACTTGGGGACGAGCGCGAAGCCTTGGTGCGAGGGACGGGGATTCTCAGACATGGCGTGGGGATTCTCACGCTGCCGGGAAGGCGAAGCGCGGCCCCCGCTCGCGCTCCTCTTGCCCAGCCGCTATAGCGCACACCAAAGCGTCCGCGTCGTCAATGGATCGCCCAAGCATCTCGCGGAGTTGCTTCTTGGACGTTACGAAAAGCGCGTCTGCTTCGTTGTAGTCGTACTCCAGCGCTCCCAGATCTTGCCACAGCTTCTCCCAGCGCCGCGGGATCGAGAGCATGTTGGCCTCGAGCATCGCCCGGATCGTCCAGAAGTACCGGGACCGGGCATTGAGAAAGCGGCGGTCCTCCCCGACCAGCTGGGCGTGCATCCCCTCGGCTCCCAGGCCGCCCTTGCCGCCGAAGTCGATCTCGCAGACGGGGTGCCCCAACTCGCGGAGACGGTCGATCACGCCGGCCCCCATCCCCACGTCGATCCCGGTCAGGCGGGGCGCGACCTCCCAGCGCTGCATGAGGCGCACGACCAAGCCGGCGGTCTTCATCAGGTCTCGCTCCCGCCAGCGGTGCACGGCGGCCACGCGGCCGTAGATGAGGAGCACGGCGACATTCGAGTCCGAGCCGTGGCGAGCCACGTCGACGCCCATGCGGCGGCCGGGGAGGCCCTCGACGATGGCGTGGGCCTGGCGATCCAGCAGATCCTCGGGCACCAGCGCGCGCTCGGAGGCGGGCGGGAAGCGCCCCTCGATGCGGGCGATCCAGGTGGGGGAGTCCTCGCCCCACTCCAGACGCTTTCCCTCGACGTACTCGGGGGAGACCGCGGCCGGGATCGGCAGTTGCCCGGTCTTCGGGTCGCGGCCGTGCACGATGTTCGGATGGTCCAGGCAGGAGATCCGCAGCGACTTCCAGCCCGGGACCTTGCCGCGGCAGACGTCGTAGAACTGCCCCGAACGCCGCACCGGGTTCCCGATCGCCAAGATCCGGCAACCGGCCGAGCTCGCCAGCGTCTCCGCCGCCTCCCAGAACGACGCCTCGATACCCTGAGCCTCGTCAAAGATTACCAGCAGGTGCTCCGCGTGGCGGCCGACGAACGAGTCTGAGCGGTTCGTGGACAACCCCAGGGCCACCCAGCCGGGCATGTTGGAGTTCGGCTGGAACTCCGTCTTCAGCATCCGTCCGCCGATCGGGATGGGCGCGTTGGCGTGCTGCGTCGCGATCTCAGACCACAGGACGGACTCCACCTGCGCCCAGGTGTTCGCCGTGGTCACGACCTTGGCGTCCGGCCACGCGGACATCCAGATGTGGACCGCGGTGGCGGCGAAGTAGGACTTGCCGACGTTGTTGCCGGCCTGGCACCCGACCCGCGGGTGGTCCCAGATCATCCGCAGGCCCTCGCGCTGCTTCTCCCAGAGGTTGATCCCGTACAGGCGCCTGGCGGCCCAGATCGGGTCGTGTTGGATCAGCTTCTGAAGGCGCCACGCCGCGCGCGCACCGGCCTCTCCGGGCTTGTGGATGTCCTCCGCAAGCCGCTCGAGGTCGATCGCGGGCAGGGCCTTCTTGGGCCGCTTGGCCCTCTTGGCTCTCGCCGCCACGGGTCAGTTCCGGGCCGGATCTCCCGAGCCGCGCTTCTCCAGGGCCCGCAAGAACTCCTCGTCCTGCTCGTCCGGCTTGTACTCCTTGGCGGCCTTGAGCGCGGACATGAGCGTCTTACCCTCGGCTGACTCGGCGCCGGCGTGGATGTGGGTCTGGACCGGGTCGCGGTCGCGCCAGCCGCAGCGGGCCTTCAGCCAGAATATCTGGGCGGTGACGTTGCCCTCGACCGTGGCGTTGTGAAACAGGCCGTTCACGACCTTGGCGTCCGCCCACTTCGCGCCCAGCTTCAGGATCTGGGAGTAGTGCTTGTAGAGCGTCGGCTTGGTGATCTCCAGGGCCTTGGCGATCTCGACGTGGGGGACGCCGGAGCGCGCTAGGCCGCGGACCACGTCCTTGGTCTCGTCGTCGGGCTTGTGTGCGACGGGCATGGTTTTTTGGTGGTCAACAGGAGCCCCTCAACCTCCCGCAAGGTCTGGGCGACGGTGTCGATCATCCCAGGCGCGCGGATCGCCCACGCGGCGCCAGGGGTGGAGGTGTTCTTGCGGTAGAGCGCTCCGCCGCGGGCCTCGAGCTGGGCGGCCAGCCTGCGGGCGCGGTTCGACGCTCCCCCGGTGTGGGGGTGGATGGGGATCCAGGTGCGGGCAGGGGAGGGGGTCACGGCCTGCGCTCCTGGCTGATCTGAGCGAGCGCGGCGGCGAAGGTGCTGTCGCGGCTGATGAACCAGCCCATGAAGGCCGCCAGGGCGCGGTAGTCAGGCACCGGCCGCTCCTTGACCAGTCGCCCTCGCAGGAGCTGCTTGGGTGCTGGGACGCCGGGGAGGCGCGTCGGCTGGGTGCTGGGCTGGGGGTCGGTCACAGCTGGCTCTCCGGCTGCCCGGCGGCCCACTGGTGGTAGGACTGAAAGAGCCTGAACTCAGCCTCCAGCCAGTCTTGCGACGAGTATTCCTCCAGCAGGCCAAGCAGTCTCTCCAGCGAGGCGCTGGCGCATGGATCGGCCTCGTCGATCAGGACAATGTCACTGCGGCGCCCGGCGAACGGAGCGGATCGCCGAGGCTTGAGCGCAACCGCCGCCGGCCCGTACAGCGAGAGCGAGTCCACGGCGCCTAAAGCGCGAGTTAGGAGTTGGCGTCGGTTCACTGGTCAGCCTCCGGGATAGGGGGTCTTGTTCTCGGGTAGCAAATACAGCGACAGGTCCTTCAGAACCTTCGTGGGGCCCGTTGCGCCGTCGTATGTGTAGGGGAAGTGAAGCGCCTTCGAGTCCTCGGCGACGTAGGCCGGGCATTCCGCATCCCCAAATCCCGAATCGAACTCAGCATCCAAAATCGGGTCGTCCATCGAGACTTCGACTCCGTCCTCGGCTTGTGTGTGGTAATCGCCCTCGATGTACCGGCCGGTGGCCCGGTCTCGCCTGACGATCAAGCGACCACCCGCGAAGTCAAATCCAGATTCGGTCAGGAACTCACGTAGCGTCGCCATTGGCGGAAGCCTCCGAAGGCTTGGGGTCGCATCTGAAGAGCGGTCTGGCGTGTCCGCAGTGCGGGCAGGCCCAGAACAGCGGGCGGGGGCCGATCGCGCGGTAGGACGCGCGCCAACCGCAGAGTTCCCCCCAGACCCAGCCGGCGCCGAACGCGAGGAGGGGGGCGGCGATGAGGCCGAGTTGGATGCCAGTGGGGAGGTCCGTCAGCTGCGCCATACGGTCTGCCTCCAGCCTGGAGCCTCGATCTGGAACGACCTTTCAGGCTCGGTCGGAAAGAACTCCCAGCCACCAGGGCGGATCGCGCTGCCGGCGAAGACCTGGGCAAGGTCCAACGCGACCAATGGGATGCGCTCCCCGATCTGCTCCTCGGTGGGGCGGGTGCCGGGCTCGACCTGGAGTGGACGCAAGCTCGAGCGGGCCTCTTGGACCTCACCTCCTCGACGGGCTCGGGCATGGGCCGCCACGAGATACGTGCCCTCGGGGTCGATGGCGGTCGAAGGGTCTGGGCCGTGGATGGAGGCGGAGCGCTGGCAGTATGCGTCGTAGCCGAAGACCACCAGCTCGCGCCGACGGACGGCGCCAGGCTGCCGCAGGTGCGCCTCGATCTCGCGTGCCATCCGCGCGGCCATGCCGGCACGCATGAGACCCTTTGCGGATCGGAGACGTTTGGGGGGCCTCCACGGCGGCCAGGGGGCGCAGTAGCCGCGGGCTTCGTCGCGGGTGAGGCGGCGGTGACTGCGCTCGCTGGTGAGCAGGTAGTCGGGCTCGATCGGGACCGGCTCGCGCAGACGCTTCATCGCCCTACGGATGGTGTCGTTGAGGTCGACGGGCCCCGCGCCCCAGGTCAGCTTTCCAAAATCACCCATCCGACGCCTCCTCCTCTCCGAGGGGGTGCCAGTCGATCAGAGGATCGCCAGACCGCTCGGGCCTGATGCGCTCGCGCTCGCGCTGGGCGCCACGCGAAGCGGTCACCCCGAGAGCGAACCCGACGAGGCCGCTAAGGCAGGCCGTGGCCAGGACTATGACCGGGTTCACGCCCACCCCCAGACCAGCAGAGCTAGGGCGAGGGTGTAGACGAGGAGGGTGGAGGGGCGGGGCTTCAAACCTCCCCTCCCACCTTCACAGGCTCCGCAACCTTCCCCTCCTTCCCCAACTGCTGAATTAGCCCGGGGGGCGCGATCTTCGCCAACGGCACCAAGTAGGCCGTCATCCGAAGGTGATCCACCCCGCGCTGCTCGATGTAGCGCATGAGGTCCCCGTCTCCGGTGAGCTTCAGGGCGATGCGGGCGGCGAGCTGGAGGGTCTCGAAGTCCGATGTCTCGATGCCGGTCTGGACTGCCATGGCGAGGAGCGCCGGCAGGTAGAAGTCGTCTGTGCGGAGGTCGCCGTTCTTCTTTCGGACGATCCCGTCTTCGGGGACGTCGCCCAGGGAGTCGTAGAGCTGCTGGTTCTCGTCGGCGATGGCGAGGCGGTAGAGCGGGGCGTTGTAGCCGACGGGCCAGGCCCAGAGTTGGGCTCGGAGGGAGTACTCAAGCCGATCGGTCGCCTCGGCCGGCACGTCATAGCGGGAAGCCTCGCTCGCACGGAGCGCGCACCCAATCAGAGCGTCACCCCACGGGCTGTTGATGCCTCGCAGCTTCGATGCTCCCTCAGGCGAGACTTCCTTGGCGGGGCTGCCGGTGTGCTTTCGCCCGAACTGGCCGTCCGAAGTCATCAGGAGGCTCAACACGGTCCCGAGCTTTCCACACCACTGATCGAAGTCCCCAAGGCCGCGCGCCTGGGCCTCAGCAAGAGTCCATAGGTTCCAGGCCTCCCGGCGGTTGACCGGCCCGCCCTCGCCGTGGTTTTCGATCGCCAGGTTCGTCAGGTACGTCAACTCCGCCGCGTACTGCCCCCCCTTGCCATCCCACTGACTCGCCCGGACCGCCACAGCCCTCGCTTGCAGCGTGTGCATCGCGATCGGATCCGCGTCCAGCGCCGCCAGGGCGACCGCCGACGAGACCAAGCGCGTCCCGTGCTGCTCGTCTACGCAGCCGTAGCCGTGGAGCTTGGAGTCCGGGGGGTCCGGTTCCGAGGCCTTGAAGCCCAGCGGGTCGTTCTTCTTGTCGTAGCCGGGGGGGAAGCACTCGTGGCCCAACGGTCCACGGCGGGGCAGGTGGTAGTTGAATAGGTGCCCGTCGTGCTCGTCCGCGTAGGCGTCCAGGTCCATCGGCAGACCGCCCACGTCGTAGAGGTGCCCGGTGCCGCGGGAGAGCTGGCCGTAGAGCTCGGCGCGGAGGTACTGGAGGCCCTTGCGCGTTCCGGCGATCGCGCACTCGGGGTACGGGATGACGTGGAGCCCTTCGCCGCCGCCGAAGCCGCCGTCAGGTCCGCCAAGCGGGGCGCCGAAGCCGAGGGGGCCGGGGCTGGTCTCGTCCGCCTTGATGCCCCCAGCGAGCGCCGCAGCCCGATCGGCCCAGCGAGTCTGGACGATGAAGGCCGGGTCGAGGCTCGTCGGCAGCTCATCCGCGCTCGGCAACCGCATCCCATGCGCCGTGTACCAGGGCGTCTGCTCCGAGAAGTAGCTCCAGGGTCCGTGCGCCACGCCCCAGCCGACGCCTCGAGCGATGGCCTGGGCGGCCTCCAGCCAGTCGATCGGGCAGATGATGGCGCGGAGGTGGATCTCGTGGAGCTGGGGGAGGGTGGTCGACTCCGGCAGGCTCGTGTCGGAGACCAGGTCGATCACGTTCCCGACCACGCTGATCTGCGGCGTGTTCAGCGCAAGGGCGGCGGTCCAGCCTTCGGGCAGCTTGAGCGCCAGATCGCCGAAGTCCTCCGTCACCGCCCCCGGTGCCCCGTTGGAGATCACCAGCGACAGCTCGACGATCGGGAGGTCCGTGTAGGCCGCCAGCCAAGCGCGGCAGCCGAGGCCCCGGACCATCTCTCGGCTGACCTCGCGGCCGATGCGGCCCCAGGTGTAGTCGGTGGACACCTGGTGCGCGACCTCGGCGAACTCTTCGGTCGGGGCCAGCAGGTTGTGGGTGTGCTCCACAGATGCGCCGGCGTCCTGCACGTCGTAGGTCAACTCGATCCCGCCCCCCTTCACCAGATCCCAGGTCTGCGGGTGGACCTTCACGTTCGCCGGCGGCAGGTGCCCAGCCGCCACCACCCGGACTTCATCCTCGATCGACCCCGCCGGGCTCGCCGCGGTCAGCTTGTACGCCAGTGGGTTCCCCTCACCGTCGAACCGGCAAGGCACCGCCGAAGTCGTGACGACCTTGCCGCCACGCTCAAACGCCAAGTTGGGCGGGGCGCCCTTCGGGACAGGGACGACGGTTCGCAGCAACATCGGGCCGTCTTGGGGCTCGATGGTGGTCTGGAGGGGTTCAGGCAAGGTCAAGGCGTCCATGGTCAGTTCACGGCGGCCACGCCGCTCTGGGGTTCGGGTTCGCTTTCTCGATCAGGCTCCAGCGCGACGAGCAGCACCTTCACGCCGCTGACCTCGCGCTCCTGCATGGCCGCCACCACGGCGGTCAGGCGCTGCAACTCGCCTCCGTCGATCACGGGGACCGACAGGCGCTCGCCGAGCTCGGGCACGTCTTGGCTCGTCGGAGGAAGTCGGAGCAGCAGGTGCTCCCTGGGGACCTCGCCCTGGTAGGGGGCTTGGAAGTCGAACTCGAGCGGGGCGCCCAGCTCGTCGTACAGCGCGTCGAGGGCGGCGCTGGTGGCGTGGATCGCCTCGGCCGTCTCGTGCGTCAGGACGTGGGCCAGCGCCTTGGACAGGTGCGCCTGGGCGGGGCCGGAACTCACTCGGCCAGCTCCTTCATCCCCAAATACCGCTCGACCACCTGATCCGCGTGCATCGCCTCCGGCTCGCCGTCCGCGCCGTCGATGTGCCAGAGCATCTCGTCTCCGACCTCCTGGAGCGCAGCGACCTCGCGCCACTCGTCGCCGACGCGCAGGAACAGCGTCCCCAGGAAGCCGTCCGAGATCGGGTCCCGTGACGCGCCCCGGGGCTTCACGTAGCCGTTGGCGAAGTAGCGGTCGACCTTCTTCGGGTCGGGCGGGGCGCCGGCGCAGAGCACGTCCGACAGGCAGTGGAACTTGGTGTCCATGGGGTCGACGGGGGTGGGGGCGAAGTTCGGTAGGGCGTTACGCCCGGCTGGGGTGAGTTCGATCTGGTTGACGCCGGGGCGCACGTCGGTCTTGGTGACCTCGACGAAGCCGCGCTGGCGCATGGATTGGAGGGTCGGGCGTCCGATCTCCAGGAGCCCGTAGCGGCTGACCAGCAGCACGCGACCGCGGGTGCTCGACTTGGCGAAGAAGCGCTCGCCCAGGTGGCAGACCCAGCGGGAGAGCTGGCGGATCCGCTCTGGGGTCTGGTGCTCCGCGCTGAGGCTGACGGCCTTGGTGCGGATCGCCGGACCTCCAACACGCTCTGGGCGCCCGCCTCCGCGCCGCCAGCGCATGTAGTGCATCTGGCAGAGCTTCCGCGCGTGGCGGTAGCGGTCGCAGCCCTCGACGGTGCAGAGAGCCCGCTGGATCGTTGCAGGTCGCGTCGTCAAGGGTTGGATGTGCCGGCTGCTGTCGTTGCGCCGCGCCGGCGGACGGCGTCAGGAACGTCCCACGAGGAACCGACCCGCGGGAAGCCGAAGGGCGCGCACGACAGCTCACGCTCGCCCCCTCGGTCGAATGTGCCGGCTGCCGTCGATTCACCATGCCGGCGGATGGCGTAGCAGAACTCCCACGCAAGCACTCGAAACGTGGGGCCGGGGAGCACGCACGACGGCAAACGCTCGGCTCCCTGACTGTTTGAAGTGCTGCCCTCGGACCCGATACGACGGGGCAGCGCGCCGCGAACTTGCGACCGCGCGCGTCTCCCACTCGGCGCGGTCCTTCCCCCGGACCGACAACGGATCCTTCCGTCGGTCCCTGCTCGATGAGTGGACGCCGCCCCTAGCGACGACGCCCGTTCCAGGACCTGATTCGGACCGGCTAGGCGGCTGCAAACCGAAGCAAGACGCACGGAGTCTAGTCCTCCCGTTGGGTGGCTGACGAGCCGGATGCCCCAAAGACCTCAGACCGCAACGGCCCGCTGTCCGCCTCGGCCGTCAAGATCACGACCCCCTTGGCCTGCGCGGCCTTGGTCAGCGCCGCCCGGTTGTCCGGGTCGAGCCCTTCCCAGGCTTCCTGCGGAACCGCCATCAAGGTCGCTCCGCCGGATGCCGCGATGGCGATGCCCAGCGCCAGACTCCAGCGCTCGCCCTGAGACAACTGCTCGAAGTCGATCGGTCCGCGGTCGGTGATGGCCTGGAGTTGGCCGTCGGCGATCCGCAGCGCCGGCGGCAAGGCCGCCCCGAGGGCGTCCATAAGCGCCGCGTCGAACGTGCCCGCGGCCTCACGTCGCCGCTCGGCCTCCGCCTGCATAGCCTTGGCCTTGTCCAGCCGCTCGAGCGCAGACGCTCGGCGCTCCCGGTTGGCGATCGCTTGCTCCGCCTGAGCCAGGGCGTCGTCAGCCTTGGCGACCTCGCCGATCGCGGTCTCGATCTGTTCCTCGGTCGGAGCCTCCAGCGGCTGGGCTTCGTCGCTCTGAAGCCACACCTTCATCCTTTCCAGGCGGGCTTCGAGCTGCTCGATCTGCTGCCGGCGCTCGGCCACGAGCTTGGCGCGCTCAGCCGAGGCTTGTCGCTGCGCCTTCAGCTCCTGCACGCGCTGCGCTCGCTCCTCCCGGCTCGATGCCAGGTCCGCGACGGTCTGACCATCTTCGGCGACGGACGCGCCCTCAAGCGCCTGGAGCGCGCCCTGAGCCTCCGCGTGCTCGGACGCCGCCCGACCCTCGAGGTCTCGGGCGCGAGCGAACGCGGCGCGCTGGAGCCGTCCGGCGACGGCCGCAGGGTCCGACAAGTCCGCCCCGTCCAGCTCGCGTCCCAGGTCGATGCCGGCAGCCTCGGCCGCGGCACCGAAGGTCTCGGGAGTGACTTCCACGCGAGCCAATCGGCAGAGCGCCTTGAGTCGCGCCGCGTTGGCCGCCTCGGAGCTCTTGATCCCCGGGTCCACGAACGCCGCCGGGTCGGTGCCCGAGACGCCGAGTACTGTCAGCTCGCCCTTAGAGCGGACCGAGCGCCCGACCGTGAGCTGGACGCCCAAGCCTGTCGCGGTGCCCTTCTTCCGGCCGTCCGCCGGTTCGAGTCCCCCCTTGCCGGTCAGCATCCGTTCGGTCGCGCGCAGCGCGGTGGACTTACCCGAGCCGTTGCCGCCCTTGAGAACGACGACGCCGCCCCGCTCGGGAATCGGAATAGCCAGGTGGTCCACGGCGCCGATGCCCTCCAGTTCGATCGTGCCACTCATTGCGCCGCCTCCGGGTCTCCACCCTGGAACGGGTCGTCCCCGAACCAGTCCGCCGCGCTTCGGTCGCCGTCAACGTCGAAGACCGGCTCGCCGTCGTCGCCTCCGTCGCCCAACCCGAGCTGCTCGGCCGCTTGGTCCGCCGGAGCCTTCGCCGTGGCCTTCGCGTCCACGGTCCGCGCTTGGGTCTCCTCCAAGCGTTCGGCCTCGTCGGGGTCCATGATCCCCGAGAAGTTGAAGGCGCGGCGCAGGGCCTGGATGGTCGCCTTGTGCAGGAGCATCCGGTTCGGCCAAGTGCGCCAAGGGTCGGTGTTCCGCTTGCACTCGGACATCCATTCCGTAGCGGTGATCGGCCGGCTGCGGTCCTTGCGGTAAACCTTGACCGTGATCGCCAGGACGTTGCCCTCGGCGTCGTGCTCGTAGGCCTCCTCCATACCGTCGAAGGCTTGGTGGTCGTTCGCCATCTTCAGCCACCCGTCGATGCCGACGATCGGCTGGACGCCGCCCCCCTTGGAGGGGAAGGCGTAGATCTCCTTCCGCAGCGGGTTCAGCTTGTACTGGGTCACCACCGCGAGGAACGCGGCCACATCGGCCTTGCTCGTCCCGCTCGGCATGATGGTCGACATCAGCACGGCTTGGGCGCGGCTTGGGTCGAGCCCGATCAAGTAGCCGAACTTGGCGATCAACGCCTGGGTGGGATCCCCGTTGGGCGGGGCTTCTTGGGTCTGCATGGTTTCGGTTTGCATGAGTCCTGGAGTTAGATCGCGGGCCGGAACGTGACCGTCCCGCGAGCGTTCGTTTTGAGCGTCGCCAGCTTCTCGTCCGAGTGCGTGGCGACTGTTGCGCTGGCCTCGACCATCCGCTTGCGAAGCTCGGCCTGAACGTCGCTGTAGGCGTCGTCCGCCTCCTTCCTTGCTCGGTGCGCGGCAGCGAAGCGCTCGGCAAGCTCCTGGGGGATCTCGACCTCCGTGTCTTCGCGCGGCTTGAAGCGCTTGAGAGCGTCCAGGTCGAGCCTGGAGACCGCCTCGGGTGCGAACTGATGGGGGTCCTCGCCAGCCTCGAGCGCACGGCGGCCGGCGGCCACGCGGGCCCACAGGTCCGAGCCTCGCTGGCGCAGGAGCGCTGTCCACTTCGGTTCACGGTCCACCCAGATCGGCTCGAACCGTCCGACGCCGAAGTAGGGGGCGATCAGCGCGCGCGGCACCTGGAGCACTTCCATCTGCTGCTGCACCTGGAGGAACACCCCGAGCGGGGGGCCGTTGACCCAGAGCTCGCGGGAGAAGGCATCCCAGAACTTCATCTCGCAGACGGCGCTAGAGCCATCTTCGGCCTGAATGAAGTAGTCCGGCGTGGCGCGCAGCCAGTCGTGCTCGGCGTCCGAGAACACGACGTCATGCGGCTCGGAGTCGAGGCCCAGAACTTCCCAGGACCGGCGGATCCGCTTCACGCCGCACCGGCGCTTGACCAGCTCGGCGATCATGGGCTCCGCCAGGTGGCCCTCCTCGAGCCGGTCGACGTTGTTAGGCTGCTTGCGCTCGACCAGACCGACCTTCTCGGCCCACAGGCTGTAGGGCTTCTCGATCAGGTCGGCGGCCTCGGAGGCTCCGATCCCTTCCCAGCGGGCGGCGTGCCACTCCGCTTCGGTGGTGCAGACGTGGGGGGTGGGGCGGGTCATTGGATGGCCTCCCCACAGACCCAGCAGGAGCCGTGAACGTGCTCGCACTTCGCCGTGTCCCGATCGCACTCCTTGCAGTAGAAGTCCGGCTCCTCAGCCGTACCAATCGAGCCGCATCGCGTGCACTCGCCGCCAGCGTCAGCCAAGAAGCTCTCACCGTACTGGGAGACGGTCTCAGCCTCCCACTCGTGGCGGCAGGTGGGGGAGGAGCACCACAGGCGGACGGTCCCGCGCGTGGCGATGATCGAACCGAGGGCGCTCATCGGATCACCCTCCGCAGCAGTCGACGGAACAGCGGCGTGATGTAGCGGCTGCCGCACCCCTGGCACTCGGCGGTGTGGCCGATCGAGCCGATCCAGCCGCATTGCTTGCATCGGATCTTCAAGCGACCACCCCCATCCGGTTCCGCCCCTGCAGGAACACCCGCGCGGAGTCCAGAGCGGCAGCGCCGGCAGCCGGGATCGCCGCGGCGCGCATGATCTCGTCCGCCGGAAACACGTCAGCGGCGCGCACAGCTTCGAGCGGGCGGCCCGGGGTGCGGAGGCGGTGGGCCTGGAACTGCTGGTCCACCGCGTAAGCCAGGTCGTCGTCCGACCAGAACCCCATCGCCTCGCGCGCCAGCGCCACGAGGCTCTCGCAGTCGGTCGCCTCACACAGGTCCGCCCACCGGCTGCTCATCCAGTAGAGCTGGACCAGGCGGGCGTCGGCGGGACCGAACTCAGCCGCGGCCCGCAGGTGCGCCACGACCAGCGGGCGCATGAACTCCGAGTCCTCGAACGCCTCCGCCGCGCGCCCCCAGGCGTCCCAGACCCAGTTGCCCGGGTGCAGGTCGTCCGAGGGCCGCTCCATCGGGACGCCGAGCTCCTCGGCCTCCTCGCGGGTCGTCCCGATCGGCAGATCGACCGGGGCTGCGGCCGACATCCCGGAGCGCGGGACGCCCGGGGTGAAGCGCTGGACCCGCACAGGGGTCAGCAGGGATCCCGGCTTGGAGAGCCGGTCGGCGAGGCTCGCGAGCCCGCCCGAGTGGGTGACAGTCCGTTCGGTGGTTTGCATGGCTTGGTCCTGGAAGGGGCCTAGCGGGGCTTTCTGCCCCACTTCCGTATCGGACTTTACGGAGATACTCCGCCGGAATGTGCAGCCAAACTCCGAGAAACCTGGGGAGGCTGGGGCCCTCGGCGGACTGTCGGCCGTAACTTCGCCCCCCATGGCACCTTCCGACGCTCCCCGATCCGACGCGAAAGACACCCTCGGCCGCCTGATCCACCGCCAGGCCACGATCCGGTGCCCGATCTGCGGCGACACCATCGGCGCCGGCCGCGGCAAGGCCGCCATGGTCAGCCACCTGATGGGCAAGGGGCACGCGGTCAGCCAGGCGGACGCGAACGTGCTGCTGGAGGCTTTGTTCGGGGCCATCGACGCCATGCGGCGCGTGCGCGCGATGCGGCAGGCCTCCAGGGCGCTCGACGATCTGGCGGGCTCCGTGGGACTGGAGAACGTCGAAGCCTTCCAGCGGGCGTGCTGGGAGGTTCTGGCGGGGGTGGAGGAGGGGACCTCAAGGCCGATGGAGTAGGCCTCAGTCGCTCGAGATCGCCCTGTACGCCCGCGCCTGCCACAGCCCCCAGGTGTCCCCGTGGTCCGTCCCGTGCTCCTGGGTGCTCTCCCAGTCCAGCGCGTGCGCCCACTCGTGGGCCAGGATCATCAGCTGGAAGCTGAACTGCGCGCGCGGGTCGATGGTGATGACGAAGCGCTTGGGCTTCTCCAGCAGCTGACAGGTCCCCCAGGAGTCCCTGAGCTGCCGACGCTGGACCCGGACCGGGTAGGGGGCTGGCCACTCGGTTCGCAGCTCCTCGAGCGCGTCTCGCCAGAGCTGCCGGCGACGCGCAGGGGACGGCTCCAGGCGCTTCACGCCGCGCCCTCCCGAGCCACCAGCGTCCGACCCATCCATCGGCGCCGCCCGTACTCCGCGATGAGCGCGGCGTCCGAGAACGCCTCCTGGTCCGCCTTGGTCGGCATCCGCAGATCCGGCCACAGCTCCCGGACCCTCCCGATCGCCGCGCGCTTCTTCTGCTCGTGGCCCTTGTAGCCGAGCCCTTCGAGCATCTCCTTGGACCAGGCCTGGGGTCCGATCAGCTCGACCGCGTAGCGTTCGCGCTCCGCCCAGGCCAGCAGAGCGCCCCGCTGTTCCGCCAGGGATCGGGTCGCGTTCGCGCCCTTGGAGACCGGGGCAGTCCGCTCAAGCGCCAGGTGGATGTGGCGACCTTCGGCGCGGAGGACGATCCAGGAGTCTAACTCCTCGAGGTCCAGCTTGGGGGGTCTGGAGTTGAGCCAGGGCATCCGCTCGGCGAACACCAGCTCGGACCGCTCGTTGATGGCGACCACGCCACCCTTGCGGCCGGGGTCGATGCCTACGATGAGGACTCGTTGGGTCATGCTGCTTTTCGGCTCCTCAGCCACCGGCTCCAGTCCGGAGCGGAATGGTCATGGACGGATCGGTGACACGGCCGGCAGAGCGCCGCGCCGTTGGTCTGCGGATCGTGGGATCCGCCACGGGCCCGGGGGAGCAGGTGGTGCGCTTCCAGATCCCTCGGAGCGCACGGCTGACCACAGCGCTCGCAGCGGCCGTTGGCGCGGTCGAGGACGCCCATGCGGAAGGCTTGGATCTCAGAGAAGTCCGAGCGTCGACGCCGACCGATCCGAGCCAGCCTGCGCCGCCGCTTGAGCTTCCCCGTCCTCTCCAGCCCCTTGCCGCGGGCCAGGGGGCGACTGCGGGGGAGGGCCATGCCTTCCTCCGGGCTCGCGTGGCCTTGTGATGCTCGCGGTCGTACGCGAGGTGGCACTGCTGGCACACTGATCGCGGGCCAATTCATGGGGTAGCGGTCGCGCTCCTCGGCTCGAATAGGGCTCATCGCTCAACGTCATCGAATAGACCAGCCTGGCCGGGCTGGTCGGCTTGCGCGCTCGGCCGCGGTGCGTCGAAGTCCATCGACACCAGCGCCGGCACGCGCCGCTCGGCCCAGGCTGCGTACTCGGCGCTTTGCTCGATCCCCACGACCTCGTCCCAGCCCGCGCGCAGGGCGCCGGCGACCTCGGAGCCCGCCCCCGAGAAGGGGACGAGCAGGCGGCGGGGCGCGCCGTCCTCCCGCGGCGGGGGCAGGAGCAGCTTCGCGATCCACTCGGCCAGCTTCACGGGCTTGAGCGTCGGGTGGCGGCACGGGTCCCCCGGCGCCATCCCTGCGTTCCGCTCGGCGGTGGCGACCTTGGCGACGTAGAAAAAGCGCGAGGCGCCGCCGGAGTCGCCGTGCCCCTGAAACTTCGTGCCCCTGGAGCGTTCCGAGCTTTGAATCGAGAAGTGGTCGCCGCCTTGGGTGATTTCGCCCGCTGGGCTTTTCGTTACCCCGCTCTGCTCGTCCAGCATCGCCGCCGCGTCCTCGTCCAGCGCGACGTTCGCGGGCCAGCGGCCGGCGTTGACCGATTGTTCGCCCGTGCTCCGGTTGCCCTCCCAGGTGCCGCCGGCGCCTTCGCAGCGCGTATGCCGGGTGACGGTCGATCCAGTGTCGAGGCGCCCCCCGTCCACGTTCAGCCCCGCGACGCCATGCTCGACGGCGTTCGCCGCGAACGTCCCGTCCAGCGGCTTCATCGCCAGCACGCACGGCTCCCAGGCCGGCTTGAGCCCCGTGCCGTAGCCCGACCAGGGGCCGGGGTCGAGTACTCGGATGTCGGCCGAGCGCCTGAACTGCAACGGGCCCTCGAGCTCCTGTCGCGGCTCGGGCTTCACGCACTCCTCGACCCACGCGGGCACAGGGCCCTGGACGCGCTCGCGCACCTTGAGCCAGGCGCCGTGCGTAGGCACCAGCGACCGGCGGCCCCACCGCGGCGCGTCGGCCGTGGCCATGTTCACCACCTCGACGCGGCACTCGTGGAATCGGTCGGTGCCGAAGTCGCCCGGCGTGAGCCCCGACTCCTCGACGACCCAGCGGCAGAAGCGGCGCTCGAGGTTGGTCGGCTCCGGGCTGGGCTCGGCAAGTCGATCGACCGCGAGGGCCACGTTGAGCGACTTCGGGAACCCCGAGCCGTAGAGCCAACTTAGGCAGTCGCGGATCTCGAAGCCCGCGTCCTCGATCGCGCACGCGAGCCGGTGGAAAGTCCGCGTGCCCCCAAACGCCGCGACGAAAGCGCCGGGGCGCAGCAGGGCCGAAACGTCCCGCCAGATCGCTTCGCCCGGTACGCCGCGATCCCACGCCTTGCCCATGAAGCTCAGGCCATAGGGGGGATCGCACAGAACCGCGTCTAACGGGCCCTTGAGAGTCCGGGCGACGTCTTCGACGCGGCCGACATGGACGGCGAAGGAGCCGCGGGCCAGGGGGCGACGGCGGGGGAGGGTCATACCGGCACCCCGCAGTCCAGTCGGTCGAGCTCAGAAAGCATCGTGGCCTCCCATATCTGGAATGACGCGCGGCGCGAGTCGCCGCGCGAGCCCTCGGAATGCCAACGCG